CCAGTCGATGGCGGCGAGGTACTCCCCAATCTTCTGAATGGTCGCCTCTAGGCGCAGTTGAATTAGAGCCTCGTTGGCCTTGTACCACTCGCCTAGCTTGGTTAGCAGCGGGGCCAGCGTCTTGGCCAGCGCCTCACCCACCACGAGCTTGAGGGCGGTCCACTGCTGCTTGAGGCGGATGAGTTGGTCGTCAAGCTGGCCGGCGCGGTTGGCTGCCTCGGTGCTAACCACGCCGTCCTTGATTTTCTCCTCGCGGTAGCGTCGCAAAGCCTCGGAGCCCGCCGCCGCCATGAGCTGCACGTCCTCGCCCGCAGACCCGAACGCCATCGCTGCCAGGGCGGCGCGCTTGCTGGGGTCCTCGACGCGCTCCATTGCAGCAATGTAGAGCCCCAACGCCTCCTCGATGTTCTTGGTGCCCTTGAGCTGCTTCAGCAGCTCGGGGCTCACCCGCTTGAGGCCAGAGGCTAGCTTGCCCGTGCCGGCGTGTGCCATGCCCAGGTTCTTGGAGAACATCTTGAGCCCGTCGTTGAAGCGCTCGACCGGCACGTCGGAGCGCTCGGCGGCAGAGCGCCACGCCTGCAGGGCCTCCACGCCGATCCCCACCTGGACCGCGAAGGTAGCGAGCTCGTCGCCCGTGGAGACGAACTCCTCAGCCAGCGACTTGGCGGCGCCGATGGCGCCCGTTACCGCGCTGCCAATGCTGCGCGCGATGGCTTGTCCGACGCCCTGCCCGATCCCCGTGACTAGGGACTTGGTGATGCTGCCGACTGCGCCCGAGGCCGAGCGCGCGGCGCCGCCCAGCGCGGCGGAAATCTTCGACGCCGCCGACTTGACGACGGGCGAGGCCGCGTCCTGTGCGCTGATGATGACCTGGATCGGGTAGGTGGCTGCCACGGGCTATCGCTTGCGCTCCTGTCGGGCAGAGTCTAGCTCAGCCGTGGCCTCGATCCACCAGAGTAGATCGGTGACCGTCATGGTCCACACCTCAGACGGCCCCCACGAGTACCGCTCTGCGAGCGCGGCGACGACTAGCCGCCAGTCCCCGGGGAGCCCCCAAAAAAACCCGCCACCACCTCCACCACGCGGGGCCAGTCCCGCAGGCTGATGCTCTCGGCGTCGCTCTTGCCCAGCGAGGCGCACCGCTGCAGCACGTGGACGACCCACGCGGGGTCCATGATGAGCTGCTGAATGGCTGTCTCCAGCTCGCTCGGCGTGCACTTCGGCAAGTAGCCGATGAGCTCCCCAATGCCCGGCGCGCGCACGAAGTCGAGCCGGTAGGTGAGGTGGCCGTCAACCCTTCGGATGGGGTCTTGTAGGTCGAGGCCCGCCACGCTGACCGGCGCCACGGGGAGCGGCGCGCGGCTGGGCGGGGGCGGGATGGGGCGACCGCTCACAGCTGCTCGCCCGACTCAGCGAACGCCGAGAACGGCGCCGTACCGTTGATGGTGTCGTGCTCGAACATGCCGTTGGTGCTCAGCCCTCGGAACGAGTAGATGCGCCCGTCGCGGAGCCGCACCGAAGCGGTCTTGTTCACGATCCCGGCGTACCACGCGGGGGTGATGTCGTCGGTCACGAAGATGACGCCCTCGATGGTGGCCGGGATCGGTGTGGTGATGTAGCCCACCTTGCCAGACTGCGACACCTTGGCCTCGCGGCTCTCGGTGTTGGGCTGGCAGGTGAACGAGCCCTCCACCTCCAGCGGCAGACCGTCCACCTCGACAACGAGAACTCCAGCGGAAAGCTGCATGGTCTACTCCTCTAGCGGCGCAGGAAGGGGCGCACGAGGAAGGCTCCCACGTGCAGCTGGTTGGTGAGCTCGGGCGGGCAGTAGACGTTGATGCGGTTGACGTTGGAGCCGTCCCGCTCGAACACCAGCCCATCAATGAAGCCGTCCACGTCCTGCACGATGGCGTCGGCCACGAGGGTCCGGTACAGGGCCACCGTCTGCGCCTTGGCAATGTCCAGGTCGATGACCGCCGAGCCCGCCGCCACCTGGGACGCGTCGTCCACCAAGATCTTGCTGGCCCAGTTGCTGCTCACCATCGCCTTGAGGGCGCGAATGAAGTAGGCGAGCTGATAGGCGGCGTTCACGAATTGGAACGTGGTGTCGGCGGCGGCGTTGCCGTCCGTCTTGTAGGTGCCCACCGGCACGCCGACGCGCACGCGGTCGGCGCTGTCGTAGGCGAAGGTGGCGATCCCGTTGATACCGAGGATGTTGGCCTCGGTGTTCGTGAAGCGAGACGCCACCGCCGGGGCATGCACGCCCTTGACCTGCAGGCCCACCACGGGGATGGCCGGGTGCGACTTGAGGCTCTGCACCACGGCGCCCGCGTAGGCGGCGGCGAACTGCCAGTCGGGCTCCAGCATCGCGTAGGAACCCACCAGCATCGTGTGGGCGCTGTCGCGGTCGGCGCTGGCCGTGGTGAGGTTGCCCACGGTGTCATCCAGGCCCGCGAAAGCGTAGGTCATCAGCCCCCGGCTCGCGTCCCAGCGGGACACCAGCTCGGCCTCAAGAATGTCCTGGTAAGCGTCCAGCGGGGTGTGGACCACGAAGGTCGCGAAGTCCATCGCCGCCACCGCCGCCAGGGCGCTGGTGAACGTCGAGGTGGTGGGGTCGGTTGCGCCGCTGGTCAGCTGCACCAGCACCAGGGCGATCCCGGCGGGGAGCTTCTCGCCCGTGCCGTAGTTGACCCGCATGTCGATGGCGTTGCCGTTGGTGCCGGCATTTTTGGCCGTAACCGTCACCACGTTGGTGGAGACAGTGGACGTTACCGGCAGGTCCGGTAGGTCACCGATGGCGGTGTTGATGGCGGCGGCTACGGCGTCCTGGTCGTCGCCCACATCAACGCCCACCTCCACCGACTGCCCCGCGATGCGCAGGAACACAGTCCCCGCCTCGGTGGCCGTGCCCGTGGAGACGGTGATAGAGCCCGCTGCCTTGGTGGTGCCGTTGTCGGCCATCGGCACGCACCAGATGGTGCCCGCCGGGTCGTTGACCCGGTAGGCGTCGTACATGAGCGCGAGCTGCGAGCCCGCGCCGAACTTGCCCACCGCGTCGTTCTTGCTGGTCACGAGGACCGGCGTGAGCGCAGTGGCGGAGCCCGCCGAGGTTTTCTGCCCGAAGATGCACGTGCGCAGGTCGGTGTTGGCCGGCGTGGTGCCCGTGCGGTCGAGCTGGACCCCGAACAACTGCACGAGCTGGGTAGAGGGCACCTGTGGGATGCTGATTGCCATGATGGGTTAGCCCTTCGCCTTGCTGGCCTTGGGGGTGTTGGGCGCCGGGGGCTCGGCCAGCTTGACGCTGCCGTCCTTGAGGCGGTTGGACCAGTAGTGGTCATAGGGCACCGAGGCGCCCTCGGCGGGAAGCGGCTTGTTCGCCTTGGCCGAGCCGGCGGGCCAGACCACGCGGAGGAGGCGACCGTCAACCACCTGGGGAACGACAAAGATTCGGGTCTGGGGCTTCACAGGGCGACCTCCACGGTGGCGTCTAGGTCCTCGTCAGGGCGGATATGGATGCTCGCCACCAGCAGTGACAGCGCGTCGCCCGTCGTCGTTGGTGTCTGCACGCGAGCTCGGGTGAGCTTCCACGCCTGGACCGCGCGGCCCCGACGCTTGGCGCTCTCCACATTGATATCCAGCGCGTCGGCGGGCTGGGGCTCCACGCGCATGAGCTCGTCTTGGTTCGTCCACGTCGCGTCGTTCCAGAGGGCAAGGAACACCTGCTCCTCTAGCGCGTCACTGTTGGCGGCGACCACCGCGTCGGTGGAGCCCTCGACGTAGCACTCAATGACGATGTTGACCGACTCGACGGCGACGCCCGAGCGCTGGGCGGTGGTGGAGCGGTCAAGACCCGAGCGCACGACGATGGCGGGCAGGTCGCCCGCCTCCAGCGGCGTGGTGCGCCACGAGTAGACCCGAGAGCCCGCCGCCGTGCCCGCTGCCACGAGGCGCGTCACTACGTCCTCGCGTACTGTGGTCACCCACGGGGTCGGCACGGGTCAGTCCTCCGTCAGATAGCAGCGCGACATTCCCTCGCCGTCGGGCTCGATGCTCTCGACGGTGTAGGCTGTTCCGTTGACCACGATGGCGTCACCCGTGCTCACGGCGGTGGCGAGGTCCTCAGCAAGGAGCCACACCGTGGGCCGGGTGTCTACCACCCCCTGCTCCGCGAACGGGTAGACGAAGGCCCGGTCAAACCGTGCCGACACCTCCGACGCGGTGCCGGTGACCGGGGTATGCGTCACCGCCACCCCAACCCCCGTACGCGTCGCGCGGCCTACGACAGCCGCTACCGAGTCCCAGAGCGCCACCGGGCTTACGCGCCCGTGTGGATGCAGACCGCCGAGACGGTGAGCACGCCAGCCGTCAGGGCCTCGACCGCGATGACCGCGACCAGCGAGCGCTCGTCGGCGGTCTTCACGCCGGCAGCCGGGGCGGCGACGATGGGGGCGCCCGTGGCGTCCCAGGTCGTGCCCGAGCTGATAGCCGTCGCTGCCTTGAGCGCGTCGGTGTCATCCGTCTCCACACCCAGCGCGATGGTGGCCGCGTCGGTGGCGGAGGTGAACGTGGTGTTCACGTAGTACATGTAGCTGATGGGCACGTAGCCGGACGGAATCTTGCCGCCCGGGAGCGTGTGCGTACCGATGGTGCTGTTGAGGCTCTGCCGCAGCACCGCCGTGACCACGATGGGCGCCTGGGGCGTGTTGAGCGCGTCCATGACCACGTAGCCGTAGGCGTCGCCGCTGGCTGCCGCGTCACGCGCAATGCCCATGCGCGAGCCGACCGCCTTGGTGGTGGCGACGCTGTTGGTCTGGTCCCAATAGATGATCTGGGAAGCGGACCACGCCTCGGCGGCGGTGTGGATGGTGGAGGCGATGGCGCCCGACACCTTCGACACGCGGAACACGCCTTCCATTTGCACGGCGGCGGGGTCGGTGCTCGCCGTCGTGGCCACAGCCACGCCCAGCACGCCCGAGCCAATGTCGTAGACGCCGCCCGAGGTGAGGGCCACCCCGGGGCTCAGGGTCAGCGTGTCGATCTCGCCCTTGAAG